GCTGGGGTGTCTGAGGAACATCTGAGGTGTTCTTCACTGTCATATTGAACTGAAGAGTGAAGTTGCCTACAAGTGATGGGGCTTGACCGGGCTGGAGTGTAATATCTTGAGAAGGCTTGAGGACAAGGATTGAACCAACACCGGGAACATTCTGACCTTGCTGACGGGCAGCGTAGTTGTTGTTAGGAGCGGGAAGACCATTAGCCAAAGCACCATAAGAACCACCAGCAGATTTCACTTGACCGATGAAAGTAGCATAATCCATACATAGACCATTCTTGACCGCCATTCCGTATAACTGCTCGGTAGTTGTGCTTGAGAGCAGACCAGAGAAGTTGTCAAAGTTGATTGTAAGAGGATTACGAACACCATCAAGAGATGTAGCAAGAGGCAAATACCAATCAGCATCATTTACACCAACTGCTGAAGGTTTAGCATAGATGATAAGCAAGTCGGGAATACAAGGGAGAGTGATTGTCTGTGAGATAATCTGACCCGTCTGACCCGCTGCGATAGGTGTTCCTTGGAACTGAGAAATATAACGAGGGAACTCCATATAAGGGACTACACTCTTAGGAGGGAGGGGAACATCAAGAGAAGGTGTCAAGAACTGGACGTTGATGACGGACTCTTGGAACACATTAGCAACACCAGCATTGTATGCGATGTTGGCGATAGTGCGACCAGCCCTCTTAGTATTACGGATTACACGAGAAGGAGATGACACCAAGTTCATAATAAGCTGAATGTTATTGATGCCGAAGAGTCCAGTATCCCATTCATATTCGTCGGAGAAGACGAAAGGAGAGAGAACAATAGGTTCAGTGGAACGCCAACGAATAAAGATGTTATGAGGACCAACACCAGAGAGGGCGTTTGCTACGGGGACACCATTTACTGCGTCGTAAGTAGCACCAACATAGGCGGGTGCGGCAGTTCCAAGAGGAGTTCCAGCGGGGTCAGTAAAGACAAGGTTAGGGAAAGAACCATTAGGAACATTGTCATAATCGGTCATAGAGTCATAACCACCGAGAGGATTAGCAAGACAACCGAAAGCATCGTTGTAGTTGGCGAACTTATCAAGCATAGTAGCAGCAGTTCGGACAAGACGATTTTTCTTGTAATCAGTTAGTCGGAGGACTTCCTTAAGAACATCTTGAGAGTTAATGACTGAAGTAGTGTCATTAATAGTAGCACTTAGAGTGGAGCAAAGGGAGTTAAGAGGAAGAGGTGTAAGGGCAAAATCACGACCGGGAACAACAATGGAATCACCAACTGCGGGAATGTTGGCGAGAGTAGTAGTGAAACTCATAAAACAAGTGGAAGACCAAAGCACCTTTCTATCCACAAAAACATTCTCACTGGGGACATAAATGTTGTAAGTGTGCTGGGAAGATGTGGCTGCGATGGCGTTAAAAGGAGCATTAGTGAGGGACAACGCACCCTTTTCAACTGCGAACTTAGGACGGGACTGAACCACACGGGAATCCAGAACTGCGAGTTTCTCAATGTCGGCACTCATTCTTATATTCTGTGTCCCGAAAATATTTCTACCATCTTTTATCCAAATCTTGCCGGTCGGGGGTATTAATCAATCCTTGAAACAGATTGTTCCAGAGATTGATTTATAAAACAAATGGGGTTGGGGAAGGTGTGGAGGCAAAAACCTAAACTTTTTCAGATTGGATTTCCCGTAGAGGACTTTTTGTTTTTTGCCTCCCCACCCTCCACATCTCGGGGTCTTTAGGGCTTACCTCCCATTGCGTCCTTTTTTCTAAACATTAACTTCAAGGATACATTTGCTAAGTTAAACATATTCACTGGATACAACTGGTTATTGAGGCGGTTCTTCCAGAAGACTTGTATGTCAATATTTCTGATTTCTTGTTTAGAAGTAGCAAAATCAGCCAATCTGTATTCAGCATTCGGAGCATAGTAGATGAACTGACGATAATCATCTGCTCCACCCACACTCTGGTCTAATGCGATGTCCGTAATGATAGGTTCAAAAGCAGATTTACTTGTAGGCTGAGAATCTCCTATGTTGCCCGTTCCTAAGAAGATAGGTTGAGATGCGGCTTCTGTCTTAACTGGAAGTAATGTCGTAGTGAATACAATACTGCTGATTGGCGACCATAGACTATCCACACTCTTAAAATCTTGTGTCATCACCCAATAGACTTTCTGTTGAGCTACTGGGACATAACCCAATGGAGGTGTTCCACTGAAAGGTGTTAGACGATAATCCTCTACATTCTTATAAAACTTATTAGGGAAGATGATTTCATTCACATAACCCGGAGGAACAACACCCAATGCTGGATAAGTAATACCAGCAATCGTAATAGCGGGTATGTTAAGAACATTCCAATAGAAGTTGCTGAAGTTTGCGAACAGACCATACATATTCGTATTGAAGAACAGACGAAGACGAGGTGCGGTCTGAGGACCGGGTGTATTTGGTGCGTAAGGAATAGGAGTAAAGTTCTCTAAACGCTGACCGAAACCATCACTATCAGCATAGATTGTGAATACTGGTTTAGTTTCATCAGCCCAGACAATCTGTGGTGTCATCACGGCGGCTTGAAATGAAGCAAATGTCGGATAAGGGAAAGGATTGGCTGGTGCTACAAGACCAGCAGCCGCCCACGCCGTTTGAAAGTCTGTGTATGTCTGTTGATGTGCGAGAACAAGAGTATTATTCACAAGGTCTAACCAATGCTGATAAGTATAAACCCAATAATAACGACTTGACAAATCTTGTTCGTCAGTTGGAGGACGAGGAAGTGGAGCAAGAATAGGGTTCTGTGTTTCAGACTGATACTGAATAAATGTTGGTGTTGAAGTGATGTTAAAAGCAATAGGACCAAGAGATGTATTCCAAGTCTGCTGATATGGTATTGCTACAGAATATGATGTTAGATTTACATTCGTCTGCCCTATCTGAATATTAGGGATAAACAAGGGTAAATCACGATTAGCACCATTCATAGTAAAACGAACAATGGAAAAGTGATATTGGGAGGCATCTTTAACAAGAGCAGTATCACGAGTTTCATTAAATCTTACTTGAGGGTCGGGGGACGCTTGTCCGACTTGATTTAAGTCATCGGTTCTGTTGTTGATAATATCGCAGTTATAATAGATGTAGTCCGGTGATGCTGCCGTTCCACCTACAAACTCAAATCGTCCTTGATTGTAAGCCATTCTATATTCTGTAGATAGATTATTTTCGTAGTTTATCAAAAGTTATTCCAGAAACAAAGTTGTCTGGAGTTAAACCACTCTTATCAATAATCTTCTTGTATTTATCAAGTGTATATGGAGCATATAACAACCTCACGGCACAATGCCTACCACAAGTAGCTACACTGGCTGATTCTTTTTGGAATGCGTGTGTATTATAATATACCGGCTTCCCACTTGCTCGGAGTAGTTTTGTGAGATATGGTCTATCAATATCTAACTGCTCCAATCGTCCCTTTGTCATTCCGTCTTTCTGGTCTGTGTCTGGAGCATCGCCGTAAGGGTCAAAGAACTCTATCTTATTAGGACGATTTATTAAACAAGTCCAATGACCCATTGTAGGTGATACATTCGGGAATAGTAAGATTAAACGACCCATATCATCAAACATTTCATCTGCTGAGTTTAACTTTCCGAGTTGAGGATATGTCATTATCTTAATATTGTTTCCGAGTAGTTTCCGAATATCATCATCACTCAAAGCGTATTGTTTAACTTTCTGTATCCCGCCGTCCATTCTATCTTTTTAGTGTAGATTTTTTCTAACATCTGTATATAGAGATGTCTTCAGTAGCAAGTATTCTGAAATCACGGGTAGTCAATGGAAACTTAGTTGCTTCTATTGACGGACAATACATTAAGGCAGCAACAAATCTTCCACAAGCCATTCCAGCCCTTGCTAATGTAGTGAGTATCAACCCTACAACTGGAGAACTTGCTTATCAAGCTGCGGGAGGCGGTGGTGGTCTATTCCTACCTCTTGCTGGTGGAACAATGGACGCACTCCCAGCGGGTGTCATTTCAGCACATACCATAGAGGATATTATCACTCTTGAGGGAACACCCGCTGGTAGTGGTTTAGATACTACTATCATCACAAACACTGGTAATGACCTTAATCTACAAACTGGTAATACCGATGGTCTTAATGTTGATACGGGTCAGATGACTATTAATGCTGATATTCGTTGTGAAATCAATGCTACTACTATTATTCAGCCAATAGGTGGTTATACTTATCCTAATGCCCCCGAAGTAGGTCTTACCATTCAAAACTGGAACAATCCTACTGCGAACCCGCAGTTTGGTTGTGAGATTACTAATATAGATAGTGCGAACTCAGATGCGGAAGGATTGCGTATTCAGTCTATAACCGCCACAACTGGAACGGCTACTGGTGAAACCATTAGAGGCATTACTGGTGATAGATGTGCTGGTATGAATATTGCTATTATAAACGCCGCAACCGCAGATGCTATAGGCGTAAATCTAACCTCAGTAGATGCTACTCTCGGTAATGCTACTGGATATGAAATGACATCTCTTAATGCGGGACAAGACGCAAGGGCTATTAATATAAACGCAATAACTGCTGGGGCAAATGCTTTTGGTGCTGAACTTAATAATATTGTTGCTACTACTGGTTCTTCCTATGGTGTTGTAGCAAGTGGCGTTCAAGGCGACGCAGATGGTTTTGGTGTTTCTATAAATAGTATTACTGCGAATAATGGAGTAGCAACGGGTGTAGATGTATTGGGTATTACTGCGAATAGTGGTTCTGCTCTCGGTGTGAATGTAGATGGATTGAATGCTCCTTCTGTGGGAACAGAGGCTCGTGGTGCTAATATACGAAATGTAAATGCTGATGGACGAGCCTATGGTTTTTCTGCTGATAATATTCAAGCCAATAATAGTTTTGCGGTAGGTGTGAGTGCGACTGGTGTAGAAAGTGCTACATCTACTTCCTTTGGTGGGAGATTTATTGGTATTGGTAATGTAGCGGGTAATAACTCTGCTGTTGGTGTTGATATTAATGGCGTTAATCAAGACCCCGCTAATCCATTAACTCAAGCCTTCGGTGTTGAGTGTGGAAATATTATTTCAGCCAACTCTATTGGTAGTCGTGTAAGAGATGTGATTGCCGAAAACAGAGCAAAGGGATTTTCTGCCGTTAATATTGACAATAATGGTGCTGGTGGTGGATTTTCTATTGGATATGAAGCAACACAGATTGTATCAACGGCTGGAAATGCTACTGGTGTTCGTGTGGTAGGCGTCAATGGTGCGGGTCAGAGTATAGGTGTATTAGTCAATAATGCGGCTTCTACTAATCCAGCAGTAGGTTCGTATGGTGGATTGTTTCAGCGTGGAGGAAAGGCTATTGGTAATGCGGGTCAGTTGCTAAAGATATTTGACGGCAATCTCGGATTAGCCGTTCAGAATGTAGCAGATGCTATTGGTCCAAACAATGTCTTTGGAGATGCTGGAAACTTAGTATCTGTTGATGCGGTAGTTGGTGCTGGTATTCCTATTACACTCGTTGTTCCATTGGGTGGTTGGGAAGTGGGTCATTGGTTTTTGTTATGTAAGCAAGGATTGGCTGGTCCAAATGTTGTTGATGGTGGAGGCAATCTTTTCAATGGTGTTGCTGGTCCTTTTGCGTTTCCCGGTCCAGTAGGTGCTATGTGTATCGTCTTTTGGGTTGGTGGAGCGGTAGGTTGGGCGGCACACGCATTCTAAACTCTTAATAGTGGTATTTTACAAATACACATATTAAGACATATCTCTACTTAGTCTATGTTGTTCTACTAAGAGTATATTCTCAACGGGAGTGAAAGGACTATTAGGTGTTATTTGAATATTACTCTGTCCTTCCAATGTTGATGGGACTCTTCGCATATCGTCTGTTGGGTCATAGATGCTGATTGCGTGTAATCCATTGGTGTCTTCTGGTTTAGAGATTTCGTCGTATTTAGCGTCTGAAAACTTCTGACGAAAAAGATTGATAATAACGGAAGGCACGAGAGGGCTAATCTCGGATAAGCGGTCATACTCTGTTTTAACATACTTTAATAAATCATTAGGAGTCATTCTTTCGTGTCGGGGAAGGGACATTTCAATATTTAGGAAGCGGTATAACTTAGCATAGTTAAGGGCAGAAATCCTATGTCCTTCTGCTCTCCTCGCCCACGCAAAGTATGACCCTATCGTAGATAGAATAGCAGTTATAAGTGCTATTAATCCAACACCAATGGAAGCATATTGTGCTGAACCAAATAAACTTTCTGAACCAACAGACACCGCACCATTCAATGTCCCTAAAATAATCACGGGCAAATCAATCCATACAGAACGCCCACTATAGAGTTCCTCTGCCTTACGATGTATCCACGATAGACAATGGGCTTTCTCTCCAGTATGTGCGAAATATTGCTCCAAACGAGTATTCCAAGTGATAGTGGTCGTAGCAACTTCAGTCATTCTATTTATACAAGTTCTTTATTAGCATCACGAAAAATAATCTTACTCTCTAATCTTTCTGGTGAAAACACTTCTTTAACGAGTGCTTCCACTATGCGTTCATCATAGTCTTTACACGAGAATACATCTATGTAGAAGTCCCCACTACTATCGCAAAAGTGTCCCATAATATTACTTGTTTCTATTAACTGAGTTAGAGTCCAACCCGCTTTATTATCAGAACCGAAGTGTATAACAATAGGATTGCCGTATGGTTTCATATCAATAGCCGAAACTAATCTCTGAGAAAATGTCGTAATGGCGTAAGCTGATTTAACATTTTTATTTCCTCTTGCGGCATTGAGAACCAAATGTTTTCCCCAATATAACATCTATACCAATAGATTATAAAAAATCGGGGGCTAAATCTATCATCGCCATAGGGTCGCCTTTGATGACATCGGGCAACCACGATAAATCGTCCTCTGGAGGTTCTGTGAGTGAAAACGCTTGTCTATAGTCCTTTCGCACTTTATCAAGTATTTCTAATACGACTTTCATTTCAAAGTATCGGCTCAATAATGAAAAAAAGTCATCACTCTTGAGTTGAGGAGGATAAGAACATTCACGCACGAGTTGTTCTATCCAACGCTCTAACCAAAAACAACCAGCATTGTCAATGGTCTTAACACAAACAATGTGCTTAGCCGAAGACTTACTGATTAGACATTTTGGTTTCTTGAACTTCTTAAGTTCTTGTTGTATCGGGTCATCTTTTTCTTTCTTTTGTGTTTTCTTGAGCGGACTTTCCCACATTTCTATATAGACATTAGACATTAATCTTTATCAAACTCTCTATCAATCATTTCCTCAAATGGGTTCTGAATATTGGAGTCCCATTCTACTTCTACTTCCCAAACTCTCGTAATCTTATCCTCATCATCTACATCATCGTAGAGTTGAGAAACTGAGAAGTTGAAATGATAAATCCCATTATCATAATCAGTAATGCGTTCCTCATAATCACTCACTACTTCATTGAGATACTTATCAAATGCTTCTGGGTCAGTGTAGAGTGGGCGAGTGATTTCAATACTATAACTTCCCTCCATAGTATTAGAACTGAACTCGTCCATTGCCTCAATCATAAGTCTATTCACTTCCTTATCAATGTGGTATTTGAATGACTTTTTGTAGAGTGCTTTCTCCTCAGCAATCTTGCGTTGCTCCTCAGCCTTGCGTTCAGCCTCAATCCTCTTGCGTTCTGCCTCCTCTCTCTCTCTATCCTCTGCTGACATCTTGCGTTTCTCGGCACGAAGTGCCTCCATCTGCTTCTCCAACATCATCATCTGTTCGTTAAGGGCTTCCATTCTCTCGTTCTGTCTTTGGAGATTGGTTTGGGGCGGAAACGGCGTTCAGTTTTTCCCGATAAACCTTCCACAGCGATTCGCTGTATTCATAATATTTTTTGGTGTATCAACCCTTAGAAGCGTGGATTGTTCTCAGAAGTCCTCATTTCAACCCGAGATGTGGAGGGTGTGGAGGGTGTGGAGGCAAAAAACAAAAATATCCCATACGAGCCGCCTCATAGGAAAAGTTTTGTTTTTTGCCTCCACACCCTCCACACTTCCTCCTCTGCCTCCACACCGAGTGGATTGTTTCTATTCTGTCCCCTCATCAACATCATTCAACTTAGACTTGTAGGTTATAGTCCAATCTTTTTCATCATCTATTTCATAAGTTCTTGCTTTATCACGAGTTTTAGCAGTTATTCCACTTGTTCTAAGTGTAGGAAATCTATGATAGTTCATTTCCTCAGACATTCTCAATAAGTATCTTTCAATCGGTGCGTTGATGTCATAAAACAATGAAAGTATCAATCCCATACGATACATACTTTGAACTACTGGAGAGCGTCCCAACTGGATTTTATCTGTATAGAGGTCTAACTCTAACTCATCGGTTTCAGTTAGTTTGAAGTTTATACTTACTCTATGTAGTTTCTTGATTTCCTCAGTTGTTCGTTCTTTGTATGAATATGTATTGCGTCTTTCCCAACGACATTTGAGTTGATTAAAGAATGGAAATCCAATGTTAAAGAAC